ACAAATCCGAGATTTTGAACATGAAATTCAAACTATTACCTCTCAGTTTGAAAACCGAAATACTGAACATGAGAAACAGGACAGTACGAGGATGCTTCGATAGAAATGCTTGACTCTTTGTGGGCTAAGCAAACACCAAACAGAGCTAGAGAACTTAGCGAAATATTAAGGGGCATAGATGGACACACTAAAAACAGCGATTGAATCAAAAGCAGGCACTATAGCTCAAGGATTAGGTGGTATAGGGCTATCTTACATAGAATTAATACCTATTTGGCTTAGAATAGGGATTTTAATTGGAATCTTTATTAATGTGTGGGTAAAGCTTCTTAGAGAAATCAGGTAGGAAATTAGGAATAATTAATTTTCTATACTAAATTATTTCACAATAAACAAGGTAAATATATGGCTTTAAAGGATAAAGGAGTTGTCAATAGAGCTATTGTCACTCCTGATAAACACTTTCCTTTACATGACAAACCAAGTATAAATGTATTATGTAAAACTATTGAAATAGTTAAACCTGATATATATGTAGATCTTGGTGATATAGGTGAGTGGAGTGCATTTTCAGCTTGGAAATACAAAAGAAAGAAAGCACCCCCTCTAGAGTTTATGATTCCTGATATGGATGCAGATGTTGATGATGTCAATAAATGTATGGACATTGTTGATGAATCCCTTGATAAAGCAGGTTGCGATAAAAAATATATAACCGAAGGTAATCATGATAACTGGCTTAACATGGCAGTTGAAAAGTATCCTTATATATCTAAATATAAATTTGCTACAGCAGTAGATTTAAAGGGTAGAGGATATACATATTATCCTTTTGGAAAACACTTAAAAATAGGCAAACTCTACTTTTATCATGGGCATCAATATGGAGGTCAATATCATACAGCTAATCATTTAAGGAAATTAGGATGCAATATAATGTATGGGCATTGGCATGATTTACAGCAAATGTCTGCAACTCACATGGATGGTGCTAAATCAGCTTGGTCGATTGGATGCCTCAAAGATATGTCAGATGAGGCAAATTCATGGCTTGGTAATAGAAGAATTAACTGGGCTCACGCATTTGCTATAGTTGATTTTTATAAAAATGGTCTTTTTACAGTTCATATTATACAAATTATTAATGGAAGAACATCTTTATGGGGAGAATTGATAGACGGTAATAAGTAAATATTTATTATATTATGACGGAGAATAATGGAAAAAGAAACAATAGAAAGTTTAATTGGTCAATATGGCTGGATGGGAATAGTTGCTTTCTTGTTTCTTATAGGTCGTAATACTATAGAATCTCTTATAGAGGCTATAAAAGTCTTTGCAGGAGATGATTTAAATACTGACGATGTAATACATTTTGATGGCAGACCTGCTAGAGTCGTCAGGGTAGGTTTGTGGAAAACAATTTTATTTATATATGAAGTGGGTTGCGTAGATGGAAAACCTTTTGTTAAAGGTGGTAATAAAGTCGCAATTCAAAATGATAAGTTAAAAGATCATCTTATTGAAAAGCCTTTACCAATGCTTGATTTAAAGAGATGGGATGATTGCGAAAAAGAATAATGACAGCACTTGGATATTTTATATTAGGTTTTACAATAGTGTTCGTTTCAGGGTTACTAATAATGTACGATGATTTGGAGGATTAAATGTTACAAGCAATGCTAGCTAAAAAAGCAATAGATATTATCCTTAAAAAAGTAATGGATAAAAGAGAAATTAAGAAGCTTCGAAAATATGTTGAGGAAGATAATGAACTTGACATTCAAATGAAGCAAGCTCAAAAAACTATTACTAAGCAGGGTAGATATATTGAAGAATTAGAAAAAGAAGTTGCTTTGCTTAAAGTGAACTCTCATCCTCCTGTTTTTAAGAAAAATAGCTATGATAAAATATTAAAAAGACTAAGGAAGTTGGAGAATGCCAAATAAAAAAGCAAAACAACGAAAAATGGATAGAAAAGCAAAAAATGCTGCCATTAAACGATATAAAAGACAAAAAAGAAAATTAAAGAAAAGGAGTTAATATGTTAGAAACAATAACGTCAAACTGGGAATATTTTTTACTTGCATTATATGTACTTGAGAAGGGGATAAAACTAAGTCCTTCTAAGAAAGATGATCTAGTGTGGGATATGGTATTAAAACCTATAGTGGATAAAATTAAAGGAAAGTAATGCCAAGAAAAGGTATCAGTCAGAGTCAGCCTAAAGATTTTGAGCCTAAAAAGAAAAACCCAATTTCTTTAGGTGATGACTCTAATATTGATAATGACTTTAAACCTTTTAGAATAGGTGGAATAAATACAGGACTTGAATTTAAGAAAGGTGAAATAAGATCTTCTGCAAGTAATTTTGTAACTTTACAGGAGACAACTGAGATATTAAATGTTACTAAAATAAAGGGCAATAGAAGTGGTAGTCAAGAAGTGCCTAATTTTATATTTCAAAATCCTGATCCTACTTCTCCTGATACAGGCCTTTGGGTGAATGTTGCAACAGGAGGGTTATCAATATTAAGGTCTTATGGTTCTGCTGCACATATGGTGCAACAATCAGAATCAAGTTTTTTCTTTGTAGGTGGTGCAGATGATGGAGATTTAATAAAGTGGCAAAGAGGTACTAGTTGGCTTTCTCCTGATAGCACAGCAATGCAATTAGATTTATATAATACTAGTTTAAGCATATTTGATAGGTCTGATGAAGGTGATTATTTTAAAATAGATGTTACTACTCATGGGGCAACTACAATATCAACTGTAGACGATAATGCTACTGCAGCACATTTAACATTAGATACAGACGGTTCTATTATATTAGACCCTGCTGATGGTAAGTTTATAGCTAAAAATAATGGAACTCAATTTAGTTCTACAGACTCTGCTTATGCAGGAATGGTACTTGGATATACATATTTACAGCCATCAGGCTCTGGGGAATCTCATGCTTTGCAAACATCATTTACAGTTGAGGATTCTACTCATCAAATCTCTTTTGTTGTTCCACCTAGTGGCAATGTTGAAATCGAAGCAACAGCATACTTTGACAGAACCAGTACATCTGATGTTATTATAAATGCAGGATTAAGTGATAATGCAACTTATAATTCAGTCGGTGTTAGTCATGAGTATGATTTTAGTGGAGCACTTTCAGATGATGAAATTGATGATGAAATAATCACTTTTAAATGGTGTGTTACAGGTTTAACAGCAGGAACATCAACAACATATTATATAGGATTTAAATCAAGTGATGCAAGTGCTGTTTATTTAAAATATGGAATAAGAGCAAGTCATTCACTTGCTCATCATCCATTTGTAATAAAAGCAATGGCATTACCAGCAACAATTTATGATGGAAGTTAAATAAAACGAGGAGAATAAAATGAATTACGAGGAAAAGTTAAAGGAATTACAAGAAAATGCAGAAAAGTTTAAAAATGCTTATATTAAGTGCATGGGAGCAATCGAATTTTTAGTATCTGAGCAAGAAAAAGCTCAAAAAGATAAAAAAAAGGATAAATAATGGCTAGTTTTACAGGTAGTAGTATAAAAAATGTATATAAAGATATTTTACATACATCTAATTCAAATACAGGGATAAGTACATCTATAAAGCAAATAACTTGTGGAGATGGAGATACTACTTCTCTGTATTTATCAACACAAAATGCTAAAGTTCAACCTGCATCTGACTCTACTACTAATACTGTTATATATGATGCTGATGGAAATGCTTTATTTGCAGTTGATTCTAGTAATGATTTAGTTAAAGCAGGTATAGGGCAACATACAGTAAATACGCAGTATGCTACATTTGGGATGACCTCAACTTATGCTTCTATGTCTGCAAACACACATTATTCTATTGCATCAACTTTAACAATATCTAATACTACACCTTTAGCTATAGGAACAGGAACAGATCCTGATACAAGTTTAACTGTATCAACAACAGCTCATGAGGTGATTGGTTGCTATTGGTTTGTTCCTGATAATATAACTATAGATAAGGTAGTGTGGCTTAGTGCAGCAGATACAGCCACAGGAGATACTACTAGAGCACATTTAATGGAATATGATATAGATACAGGAAATGGAAGCACAGGGGGAGATTTATCAAATGGAAGAGTAGTTTATGAGGGTTCAGATATAGTAAATGCAGGATATGAACAATCATACTATCAAGAAATGAGCTTAAAAAGTGGAGAATCTGCTAATGTAAACGCAGGCAAGGTTATACTATTTACATTTAGGTCTGATTCAGTAAATTCAGATTATTCAATTAATGCAACAGTTAAATATCATTTAAGGTAAAAGGGAGTAAGGATGGCACAGGCAAATATAAGTTTAAATATAAATGGAAATTCATTTTCAAAATCAAAAGTATATAATAATATATACGAAAATGTTCAAGAAGTAGATAATACAGATGGTTTTATAAATATATTGACAGTATCTACAACAAAAGGAGCGAATACAGTTAGCAACATTAAAGCTGTATGTGTCTACAATGAAGGAAATGTTGGAGCAGAACTGCAATTTACATATCAGGAGTGGAAAAATAATTC